TGAATCATTATTTTCATATATTTACCTGTTCTTCTAAAAATTCCCTCATTGAATCGAGTTCAAATATTTTCATGTTTTTTGGCTCGTAACACTTGAACTCTCCTCCACATGAAATTATAGTATTCAAGAACTCGAAAGTCAATTGTTTCTTATTGAAATCAGAGTTGATATTGATATTTTTTTTCGCCGCTTTTAATTCATCACCAGTAAGATAAGCGATTTGACACCACCTCGGCTGATCTTTAAGTCCAAAAGAAAGATTTGAGGCAAGTTTATTGTCTTTGATCACAACTCCAACCTCTCTCTCATTCATCATTCCTAATGAATCAATAGCCAAGAAAGATCTTGAATAATCAGCGTTTCTTATCGTTTCCCCATTAAATATAATGTCTCCATGAATAAAAAGAACTTTATCATTCTTCGTATTGTTCAAAGCTAATCTCAGACTAGACGCAGCCCCCGTTTTTTCATAGAGTTCGTTTTCAACAATGCGAACATTTTTATACTTTTCAGTACGCTTGCTGATTCTGTGAGAATCGTACCCACAAACAACGATTATCTCACATCCATTGAAAGAATTATCAATAGTCTTGATTTGATGATCTATAATGCAGGAATTCTTGTATTTTATCAACGCTCTAGGTTCGTTTGTCTTTATACGATTTCCAACACCAGCAGATAACAAAACTACTGTTGGGTTAAGTCCCTGTCTCTTAATCTGAACTGTTGTCATTTAGCCACCCATGATTATTTGTGCATTCTGCTGAAAAATCTCTGGAGTCATTTGAAGACTTTGGTTGTCTCCGTGTTCTTTAGCCAGTGAAAGAGTTTCTGGCACATGAACCATAATACAATGATTAGACAATCTCAACCATAGATCGTAATCTTCGGTACATCCAATGAATCCCTCAGATTTTGGTCCGTGAAGCTTTGGATTATAGTACTCTTTTTCTTTTGCTACTTTCTTCAAGAATTCAACCTTGACAAGAGATCCGCTAGAGACTATGCATTTATTTCTAAGGCCCAACGCTGAATAAGGCTCTTTATGCTCTCTTTTTGTATAAAACTTATCGTCATATGTTTTCAGAATATCGTAGTCAGAATAAGCGACACCAATTTCCTTATGCTCCATAAGTTTTTCGACAAGTCTAGATACTTTATTTGCATAGTATTCATCATCAGCGTCAATGATTCCTATAATCTTAGTCTTAGGAAACTTTCGTAGACCATAATTTATTCCGACATTACGAGCAACACTAGCCCCTCTATTCTCTGTCGTGATAAAGAGGAGGTTGACAGAATCAATGACTGTTTCTTCCATAGAAATTTTACCACTATAGAAGGATTGATTTGTCTCCTTAGTTTCATAGCTGTCCTCATCGGCAAAGAACTCGTAATCAATCAGTTCTTGCGAACGATCTGTAGAACCATCATCAACGATAACAAGATTAAGCTGACCTTTGTAATCCTGTTCTATAATGCTCTTTATTGCACTACGAACATAGTTCTCGTAATTATAGTTTGTGAGTATGATTGTTACTTCTGGTTTTTTCATAGTTTTGTGTTACATCCTTCATTGGGTCCGAATAGACTAGAAGAGAAAGTTATATTTCCACTACTAGATCTAAAAGCACCACCACTACATGTCGTAATAAAACCAGAACAGGGGATCGTATTAATATCAGGAGAATCCAAGGGTGGATACGATAAAACTTCCGGCTTTTTTTCAAATTCTTCTGAGGCTTTAATTGCAGCAGGACCACCAACTACAGCACCAATCAATCCCCCTAAAAAGCTTCTTCTCTTCATTTCACACAGCCCCCTTAACTTCTGAAAGTTCTCTTATTCTTTCCGCAAAAGTTCTTTTATCGACAGTTCCATCTGGATGAATTACAGGCTTGTTGCCATATAATTTCTCAAAAGCACGACAGTGGATCGTCATGCCGTGTAGTTCTTCGCCTTTATATGGGTCGATATAGAAAACTCCGTTACCAGTTTGAAGCAATTCGTTTAATTGGGAAAAAGCATTTTTAGGAATTTCCTTATTACTTTCAAATATCATAAGATATCCCATATTGTAACGATAGCATTCATCAACAATTTCAAGATCACGATGAACAAAGTCAAAGAGTTGAACGATATTGTATTCTATATTGGTCTTCTCTTTATTCTCTGAAAGAATCTTCATTGTTTCTTCTACAAACTCAGGTCTCTTAACACAAGAAATGATTCTCGTAGGTTTGAATTCCTGTTGTTCGAGATCTTTGATTCTATCTAGAATTAGACTTGGCTCTCGGTCTCTACTAATAAGTAAAACACCAATATTTGGAGTACTATTCATTGGAATATTCATCGTTTTGTCACCATATATCCTTTAAAGTTTGCATTATATCCAGTATTTACAATCTTAAGTCCATTTTGAGAAACAAGGTTTGCAACAACATCTTCATTTAAAATGCTTTCTCTATTTCTGAGTAGTTCATTTACCTTTTCTATTTGAATTTCATCTCTCTCGTATTGAGGACAAATCAGAGACATATCAGTGTAATAAATGACAATCTGCCCCCCCATTCTCAATTTAGAGCATAGCAAAGAAAAAACATTAGGGAGTTGGTCGAACGAAATCGTCGAAAGAGTATCGTTAACAATAATCTCTTCTGCCTGTGCGTCGTCTACCAACAAATCCATCATCTTAAAATCAGAGACATGAACATATCCGTTCATCTCTGGTTCTGTTTTAGAGAAGTATACTTTCATAATCTTCTATTGTCCTATATAATAAGTTGTTCCACTGTTTTGAGAAGTTTTCAAGATTGTATTCTTGAATTGTTTCCTTTCCTTTTTGGCCTATTTCCTCGCACATTTCTGGGTCATGTATCAGTTTTTCAAGGTGAAATCTAAGAGTTTCTGGGTCGTTTGAAATGATTCCATTGACTCCATTTTCTATAATTTCTGGGATCATACATGTTTCAGTTGAGACAACTGCACAACCACAAGCCATTGCTTCCATGAGGGACATAGGGACCGGAGAATGGAGAGAGCTATTAAAGAAAATCAACGACTCGTGGTACTTCTTTCGAAGATCCTGAGTTGAGTGAGCAGCCGTTGAATAGGGAGGGCTATTCCCTACTAGCTCTAACGGGAAATCGCATTCTCCAGTTTCCCTATTAAACCCTAAAGTTTCACACCAAAGATTCCAACCTAAACACCAATCTCTTTCGGGGAATAGATTAGCGACTGAGATTATTTGTTTCTTGCGATCTCTCTTGTAATCCCCCCAAAATTCAGTATCTAAACCATGTTTAATAACTACTGCATTATTTGCATCTGTCATTCCCCACTGATTTCGGTTATAGTCCGATATGAAAACATATTTATCCGCGTCCGTAGCGATTAAATTAGCTCTTTGCTTATTAACGTCGTACCTAACATCTGGCAAGACATGTACTAACATAATAATCGGTATATTATAGATGTTTGCAATTTTTCTAGCTTCGTGATATCTACCGCTGTCCTGACAGAGAACAAGGTCATAATTGATATGCTCTGGAAGACTACTCATTTGGTGGTAGTTATTTGGTTGTATCCCATAGTCACTATTCCAAGTTTTTCCAACCTTGAGAGAGTAAAAATTATGTCCAGTGTTCGACAATGACTGCTCATATCTCTCATGTGTGCAGAATGTGATTACATTTAGCGGAGTATCCTCATTCAACGAAGCTCGTCTAAGAATTGTCCCAATTACAAAGTTATTTGCGTTAGCTACTCTCATGATAATTTTTCCTTGATGATTTCACCGACTTTTTCGTGACTAAATTCCATAGCCTTTTTCTTTTGCTCATCACACCTTTTGTCATATTCGTGAATTGATAGAATATGCTCACTATAGATCTCTCTCATTTTATCCCTTAAAGCGGAAACTGAAATTTCTCTCCAATATCCTCTTCCGGTATGCAGTTCAGGAGGTGAAGACATTGAATTATAGCACGGTTCCCAACTGGCAGCTACTGAATTATTACCAGTATCAACATAGTCTTCCATTCCATTATCGCTAGTATAAATTACAGGAATACCCATAACTCCAGCCTCAACAGCAGGTATACAACAGGCTTCCCCTCTTGAGGGCATCACAAAACAATGAGCGTTTTTCAAAAGTCCAATATAGTCGATTCTATCTAGTCTATCTGCAACTATAACATCGCCACCATATCTCTTTCTAATTTTTAACCTATCCTTGATCTGGTTCGTATAATCATTAAGAATTTGGAACTGGTCTCCCCTGCTAACGTTTGGCATACTAGTTTTAATAACTAGCTTCACATTTTCTTTTGGATGAAATTCTGTATGAAAAGCCTTTAGTAAAGCCTCTATATTTTTTCGTTCGACACATTCCCCAACAAAGATAAAATTGAAGCTTTTTTGTAGCTCAAAAACCTCGGTCTTTCTATCTCCAATATCATATTCGTCCACATTAATACAATGAGGAACAATTTCGATTGGGATTTTTACCTTACTAAGTAATGAGGTCTCTTTACCCTTTTGATTTGGAACCCATGCTTCATCAAGTTGATTAATGAATTTAGGCCACATAGCTTGAGTAATATCTGTAGTCTCTGTTTCGTAAAGACAGATGTTTTTAAAATTACTGTTATAGCTAAATAGCGGAGGTAAAGTATGCTGAATAACGGTATCAGCCCCTCTTGAACTTTTAGACTCTAATTCAAGAATTCTTTCTGGAACCGTTACCGGCTGATTATTAAAGGTTATACATCTGGGAACAACGTCTATTCCAACCTTGTCCATAGCGAGAATATTATTGAGTGCAGCATTGCCCCAACCAGTCCCGTCTTTGTAGTTACCTATGTAGATTACTTTCATTATTTACCTGTTCCCATCTTGCTTGTTCTAGCTTATTGAATTGATCCCTACTGTGAGAAAGCTGTTCGTAGGCTTTATGCTTATCATAATCAACAAAATTATTTTTGTTATCCCTAACGTGACTTTCATTGAAGAAGTAAATTTCGTTTGTAGTACTCTTCAAGTGTCCTCGATAAGTCAAGTCTCTAACCAATTTTCTCCAGTGGAAACCATGAACCCAACTTGGCTTACGCAGTACCTTATCAAACAAATAAGTCGCCTGATCCTTTGGCGAGGTGATATTGCTCGGAACTGGTGGACCCGCATCTAAAATCTCTGGTGGGGATAGCCAAGTTGTACTCATATCTTCCGAGATAACAGGCTCATTCATGAAGAAATTCATCCACTTATTGGCTGTCCTATCCCAATTATAGTGCTTAAGGGCGAGTTCTCTTGATCTTTCTCCATATTTTTTCCTTTTTTCTGAAGACATGTTGTATATCTCTCTAAAAAGTCTAACTGCTTCAGCGTTATTAGGTAATGCCTTTTTCAAGCCAGTTTCCGATTCGTATGGCTTATGCAATACAGGAATCATAAAGGCTTCAATATTGTGTCCTACAGAACTCATTGCGGAATAGTCAACTGTCATGACTGGAATACCACAATACGCTGCTTCGACCTGAGGCATACCAAACCCTTCATTTGTCGCATATTGGATATAGCAATCAAAAAGGTTATAGATATGAGCTAGTTCTTCATCGTTTATTGGATTATGAGTGCCAATCAAACTTAGCTTAAAGTTTCCACACCCTCTACAGAAGTTGTTTACGTCGTGGAAGAAATTACACGTTAAATATCCACAATTAGTACACTTATACGTGAATAAAACCCTGTCAGTTAGCCCATATTCTATTAATAGCTTAGGAATATCCCATCCAAGGTCAGGATAATAAGTATGACAGTAAAGATAAGCGTTTTTGTTGTCCTTGCTTCTTGAGATAAAATCTTTGAATGTTCGGAAAAGTTCTGGATATAGCTTACGCTTTTGGTTACGCATTACCGTTCCAAAGATTACGCTATCGTCAATAACTCCAAACTTTTCTCTAGATTCAGGGATTGGCCTAAAAGAATCTGAGGCGGCGGGAGATGCAACATCAATGATTCTAATGTGATCACTTTGAGATTCGAGAACCTGTTTTCCATACTCCGAGTATGTAAACACCGCATCAGCATCAATATATGATTCAATCCACATTTCGTGCTGCGGTTCCGAATCAACCGTTGGCATTGGAACCCACTTATAGTAATCTCTAAAGGCCGACCTTGATTTCTGCTGATATTCATGCATCCACCAGTCTCGAATATCCATAACAAAATCAGGCTTCACTTTAATCAGGGCGGCATTAAAGTTGTATTCTCCAAACTCAAATGCATCGTAGGAATTATATTCCTCTAAAAGAACTGGATCAGTAGGCTTGTTGATAATTACATCCCAAGGAGTGTTATCGATAGCCTCTCTATCCTCATTTGCATCACAAAAACAAGCTAATTCAGCAACATAGAAAAGACCAGATTCATAGAATCTTCTTAAGATCTCTCGACTATATACTGAATAACCTGTTGATTTTGTTGTCGATTCTGTGACAAAGAGGATTCTTTTTTTTCTGTCCATAGTATTACCTCAAATAAAAAAGCCTACGAAGATACAGAATATCTCCGTAAGCTATCGTAAACTTTATGCCGTTTCAGCGGCAGCTCTCTTCTTCGCACCAAAGTAGAAGTTCTTGACTTTGAAGACGGTCTTTTTACGTGTTGTACCGTCATTCTTGTCTTCCCAAGTTTCAGGCTTTGCTCTAGACTCAACAATAAGTTGATCGCCCTTTTTTGCATAGGTAGAGAGCACATTGCCCATGTTACCCCAACAATCGAAATCGAAATAATCAACATCGATCTTATCTTCGCCATTAGATCTATAACGATCCTCAACAGCGAGACTAAACTTGGTGACACTACTTGTGCCAACATCACGACTTTCTGGATCTCCAGTAAGTCTTCCTACAAACGTACAATGATTCATAATTCATCATTCCTCTAAAAAAGTTACTATTTTTAGCCGACAGTCGGCTTTATCCTTGTTTTAATTCATCGATTATGAAAAGTTGCCTATTTTTAGAAACAGCACCTTTCACAATCACAACACTTCCTTCATAAAGAAAAGCCTTGTTTTTTCTATGGTATTGATCGGGAAAAAGAACGGCATTATCAAGTCTTCCGCTTGAGTCTTCAAGTTTTACGAATGCCATTAGTTGTCCGGGGTTTTTACCATTCTTTGTCTTAATCTCATTATAGCTCGAAACTGAAGCACATAAAATTAAATCTTTGTTAATTGGAGCATTTTCCAAAACTGTTCTACATTCGTACTGAGTATTGATTCCAACAATGTCAGAAATAGAATATGAAAGAGAAACACCAAAATAAATTTCTTCTTGCTCACAGATATACCTTATATCATCTTCGAGAGTTTGCATCGGGTTATCGAGAGATCTTTTAATCTCTGTAACCTTTTTCAATCTATTTGCCGTAGTTCTTCTATCGGTATTTATGAGTTTTCTTATATGATCACTCAGTGTCTGCATATTTATTTTTACCTTCACAACAGTCTCTATAAGGAGCGGGAATAGCGGAAGTCTTTATGGTTGGTTTTCCATTTTCGTCCAGATCCATATACTCTATATCCACCGATGGTTTACCGCAAGGACAAGGATCTATCCTTTTAGGGAGCATCTTCATAATCGGATACCCCTCCTGAACAGCAGTGCTTCTCTTACCAGAATGAGGCCAAGTTTGCCGTCTCATATCGTATTTTGTAATATCACCGTAATAATCGTGTTGTTTACTTCTCATCTTTTCTCCAAACTGTATGAGGGTTTCTTTCTAAATGATTAAAGATACCGCTTTCTTCTATATACTCATCCAATTTACTCATATTGAGTTTATGTCCGCTAACCTTAAACTCTCTATAGCATGGAACATGACCCTCTTTTAATTTTCGGTAATAATGTAAGGTCAAGCAGTTGTCATTACATAGTCTTTTTAGTTCTTCTTCAATTATGTAGTGTTCTGCTTCAGTTAGGTTCAAACACCCATAAAATTCACCATTCTTAAAATATGAGAATTTGGAAACATCTATTGGATCTCCAACAATGGCTTTTTCTGGTATTCTCTTGCCTCTAGGTATCGGTAGCTTCTCTCCCATTTTTTCCCTCAATAAATAGCTGGTGGTACATACTTAGGATAAACTAGGTGGTGGCACATCCTTAGGATAAACACATTGTGGATAATTATCTTCAAGCGTATGCTCAAAAGTATAATTAGGGTTCAAGGGGGTAGATCCGTCAGTTAATGTTGCAGTTGTGGGGAATATATCATAATTTTTATTCGGCTTATCCGTCATAATCACGCTATTGTAATAAGCTGGTGGCTTTTCAATTTCGTGAGTGAAAACCAAATCAAGCTGCTTTTTTACTTTTTCAACTTGATAGCTATCTAACATGACATAATCTCCATTTACGTCATTATTTCCCGTTATTTCAAAAAAACCCTGTAACCAATAACAAAAATCTCTAGGCGTCATACGTACATCCCCGTTTTAGCAAAAGCATTTTCAAAGTTAGTTTTGTTAGCAATATTTCTATGATATTTAAGAAACTTGATAAAGATGTTCGCCGTATCTTTAACGTCCTGCAATGCGTCGTGAGCCTTGTCGAAACTTTCTTCTGGAAAACCTAACCATCTACGATTATTATCCATTGAGATAGATTTAACATCAGGATTTGATTCAGTCCACATCCAAACGTTCTGCATTACATCTACACTCCTGATTTTATTGAATAGGTTAGGATTTCCATCCTCTCCAACCTGTTTACCTCTCACTCCAACAGAACTGAATTCTCCACGACACAATCTATCTATGATTGGAAGGTCGAATCCAACTATATTATAGCCAACAGGAATAGCAGCGTTAAAAGAATTACTAGTTTTATTGAATTTTTTTACCCATTTTACAAAATTATTCCAGACAATATCTAGTTCCGGTGCTTGATCTATTTGCTCTCTCGTTTTTCCTGTGACTTTTAGAGCACCATCTTCAAGTGGGTCAAGACCTAGTTCAATAGCTTTTTCATCATCAATAACGGCACGAATTTCACTGTTAAACTCTCCCCCAGACTTGATTTCAAGCGTTCTAGGGTCAAGCATTACAGCGGCAAGCTGCGTTGGTTGGGTCTTGTGCGGATTACGGCTCCCTGTTTCGAAATCGAAGACACAATATGGCGTAAAATTAAGTGGCATATTTATTCCTTTTCTCTTTCGTAAATTTCATTTAAAATCATCTCTATATCTTCTAGTTCACGATATATATTATCTATTTTTGACCTAATTGATCTAATATTACCTCTCGTGACAGTATCCTCAAGAACATTCTGTGTTGCTTCCTCACTTCCACACATTCTTAATTGTTCAATAGCCTCTGGAGATATCCATAGATCATTCGTTTTTGGATCATTATTTAAAAACATGGTTTCAAAATGACCATTGGGACACTTGAATTCTTCGGTGATTTTTTCTTCACATTGAATGCACCATTTATTCAAAACTCTACCTCCGCAGCCGCATCCAAGATATCACTCTCATAAGGAGCGTGACAATACAGTTCAAGCTCTTTTTCCTTTGCCTTACGAATCATGTCGGCACTATCATTAGACCCTGTATCAATAGCGATACAAGCTTCGGCGTACATAGTCATTTTTTCGTTACGAATAGGTCCAGCTTTAGCATTGTACTTACCATAAGCATTCTCTTTAACAATAGCTTCTGGATGATCAATATCCTTCCATTCAGCTTTGAACTTTACGCACTTAACTCCGTTCTCTCTAGCCCATCTTTCACCGAGAGCATCAGCACCTTTGGCAGCACCGATAACTACTTCCGTAATTTCTATGCCACTTTTTTCTATTGCTAAACACAACTCCTCATAATCAGTAAAATCACGAGGTCCACAAATAATCGTTTTCATTCTATTTATCCTTCCTATCGTATTTCCTGCACTCATCTATAAAAAACCTTACTGCCTTATTCAAATCATTGAACAAAACATCTCCTTCATACATCTTTGTTTCCTTATTGTATTTGGAGCCAGATAAATTTACCTGATATGGCTTATTCGTCTTAAATGGATACCTGAGTACTTTCGAAAGATCACAGATAGTGTTACCTCTGTATTCGACAGCTCCACCAAACATTACAATTCCCTTTATATTCTCAAACTTCATAATTATCCACCATCCAGACTACCTCATTTTTGTTTAGGCTTTTCAAAGTTTCATATTCATAGAGCATTCTATTTCTGCTCACATTACTATTTTTCCCTAATAGCGATCCTGTGCATATCAAAGGAACACTAGCTCTCTTGTTGAGGCCAGAAAGAATCAACATGAGAATTTCGATCCAAGTAAAATCCTCTACCTTCTTACCTAATTTTAGCTCGGCTTCATCGATTTTTCGAAAAAAATCATCACAATCTTTATCTCCGACGCTTTTTATTCTAGAAAGACCGTAGAAAATAGAGTTCTTTTCTTCATCATAATGAAAATCACGGTAGAGATTAGAAAGATTTGGGGGATTAATATCAATTGAGAATGTTCTACAATCCATAACAAGATCGCGAACCTCATCTTTCCACATTGGTTTTTTGTGTGCATGGTTCAGATATTTCTCAAAAAATATAGGAGTATCGTGAACCTTACAATAGGCCGACCAATAAGCATTTACAGCATAAACCACACTATGGCTAGCGTTGAACGAATATCTGTTTGCCTTTTCGATATTATCAAAAATATCCATAGCGATTTTAGCGTCTACAAGTCCAACCTCTTCACAACCATCAATGAATTTTTGCTTTAGCTCTTTCATAAGCTTTGCATTTTTCTTACCAATAGCTTTTCTCAAGTCATCAGAAAGTTCTTCGGAAAATCCCGCAAGCTTAGTTGCGATTTTCATCGCCTGTTCTTGATATACAATAATCCCATAAGTATCTTTTAGGATAGGTTCAAGAGAAGGGTGAAGATAATCAAAACTAGCACCAAATTTACGATCAACGTAGTGCTGTGTCATACTCTTACCTTCGAGAGAAGCACCTAACGCCCCCGGTCTTAATAAAGCAGAGAGGTCTGACAATTCCTTGATACTTCTAGGTTTAACTTTTGCTGACCAAGTTTGACCAGTATCTGAGTCTAATTGAAATACTCCCTTAGTTCTTCCTTCACACATCAGATCCCAAACCTCTTCATCATCAAAATTATTCAACTCAGAAAGTGTTTTAATCTTTTTGCTCTTGTTTACGATCCCCAAGATTTTACTGAGAATATCTACCCCAAGAATATCGAGTTTAAGTCCACCCATATACTCGACTTCTTTCATAGTGATCGTACTTACAATATCGCCGTCATCATCAATACGAACTGGCATAAAGTTCTTAATTGGATCTGGAGAAATAACAACAGCAGCAGCATGTTTTCCGTGCTGTCTATAGATTCCTTCAATTTCTACAGCAAGCTTGAATACTTCCGCATAATCACCAACATAATGAAATTCACCGTCATCATTAGATACTACTCGACAATATTTGTCCATTATTTTTGGACGATGTTTTAGAGTCCATAGTAGCAGAGAAGTCTCTTCTACATCTTCCATCTGGTCTTCGACCTTTGCCTTTTCTGGCATCATCTTAGTGATTTCCTTAATCTCACCAAATGGAAGATCGGTTTTTTGCTTGAACGCAATCTCTAGAGCAGAACGAGCCTGAAATGTACCAAACGTTCCAATATGACACACATTCTCATTACCATACCTCTGTTTAATATATTCTAGAACATCTGCTCTGTTTTCAGACGGAATATCCACATCAATATCTGGAAGCTCAACTCTCGTAGCGGTGTTTCTTGATTTATTATAGAAACGACCGAACAGAAGGTTGTATTCGATAGGATCTGTTTGAGTGACCCCAATTAGATACGAGACAAGGCAACCGGCAGCACTCCCTCTCCCCGGTCCCGGCAACCACCCTTGATCGCGAACGTAATTCACAATGTCCCACACGATGAGAAAATATGAAGAAAGTCCAGCACCTTGCAGTACCTCAAGTTCATATTTTACTCTATCGGCGTACTCCTTTTCCTTTTCGGGAGTATCTATCTTGTCTGTACCCTTTAGCTTTTCACGCCAACCGTCTCTACAAAGCTGTCTTAGAAACTCGTCTGGGGAAAGATTGTTTGGGCAAGAAAAAGAGGGGAGGATAGGTCTAGACGCCAATCCATAATCCTCAACGCTATCTGCAAGTTCTTTTGCTCTTAGGTACTCTTCATTAGTTTCATATTCGGAAACAAAATCAGATTCACTAAGAATTTTCCTTTTCTCTTCAGGGGTTGTTTCTTTATTAGAGTTTACAAGTAGCTCTAGTTCCGCATAGTCTCCATCAAAGTAGTTTGCGGTCTTATCAGAAAAAAGACGAAGGTTTTTATTGAGTTGAAGATCAGCAATCTCTGACTCAGAGACGGTTTCTCCAAGTCCCATCTTGGAACAGACAGAGATGAGAGTATTCAGTCCATCTCTATTAAGAGCATAAAATGGAAGTCCGTCGAGTTCCACTCCAATTACCGGCTTGACTTCTTCATCCTTACACGCCTTGTAGAAGTCTACCATCCCCGATATCGTATTTTTATCGCAGATCCCAACAAACTTCCACTCTTTTTCTTTTGCTAATTTTGCAAGCTGTTTAGGCTTAATAAAAGAAGAGTGTAACGAATTGTGAGTGTAGTTTCTTAGCATTATCTTTAACTCCCCGGTGCATGATAGTAAGAGATATCGAAGTCATCTCTTTTAAGACTCTTCATTGTTTCATCAAGTCCCACATATTTAACACTTGCCTCAACAAAATCACAGATTCTAGTGTTTGTTCCGGGCCAATTTTCCTTACCGTACCTACACATAAAACACTTATTTTTCTCGGGTTTCCCGTCTGCCATTATCTTGTTTGAATACTTCACGCAACTTGGAAGATCATTCTCCAAAACCTGAGTATACTTCTTTTTCAGTTTTTCCATGAAAATTTCTTCATGTTCGTCATCAAAGCAGAAACTAAAAGCACCACCATCCCGAATAAAATATATCGTCATGATAATGTTATATTCAGGATACATTTTTCTAAGAGCATAATAATAAAGAAGTAGTTGAGGATCTTGATCGAGATATTCGTAATCTTTCTCCTCTCCAGTCGCCCAATTCTTTCTAGCTCCAGTTTTGTAATCTATCACTTGTAAAGTGTTCTCGTCTTCTTTAACAACTAGATCGATTGTACCTTTTAGACTCAGATATCCAGTCATCTTAGTTCCGTCTGGTAAGACCTGATCTAATTTTGCCCAATCCTCTTTAATTTCAATATCAAAGTGTTGTTCTGGCTTGAAAATTTCTTGATTACGAGGATCATAGCGACCATCTTTAAACGTTAAAGCTTCATTAAGCCACTCTACACAAAATTTCCAGTCTGCATTTGTATAATCTTTCTCACATTTAGAAGTGTAGTATTCGTAACACTCTTCCAACATTCTATCTACAAATTCTTGAGTTCTTAATTCTGACTTGTTGATTTTGATTTCACCAACAGCATCATCATCTAAGATCAATTTTCTCTTTTTTGGATTTTCCTGCTCGTAGAGTTTGAGTCCCGCCAAAATTTCCATAACCTTATGAATTACGGTTCCTTTGTTTGCGGCTTTCCCAGATCCTCCATGAATCCCAAGATTGTAAGATATGAAATATTGCATTTCGCACATATCATATCCGTTCATGCTCGAACTTCTAAAGTAATTAGCATACATTAAATATTTTTTCCCTCTTTAGCTGGATTGATTTTCATTGTGGCAGAACTTCTTTTCTGTACCAAGTCTTTTATAGCTATAAAAAAATCCCCTTTTGGGACAAAGGTCTGAATCCATCCCCAATCCTTGAGGATTTTAACAGCTTCATCGCACATCTCTCTAATGTTCATATCCTGATTATCAATCACAGCATCGCATTTTTCAAGATCGAATGAATTTTCGGACTTGTGTTTATCGTCAAATGGATTTCTAGTTAGACCAATTATTTTGCCATTATTTTCTTGTACGGCATCTATTTCATTATTGAAACGACAGTCAGAAATAACAGCAACTCCAGAATTCTCTGTAAGGATATCCTTCATGCAACGATTGACCCATATCGACTCATACATTTTCCTCATAATATCGCTACCGAAGAATTGTAGAAATTCGCGAATGGTCATTGGTCCGGGTTCGTGATACGACAAACACTCATCTAAAAGCATACCGCTCGTTTCCTGTACAGCACGATCATTGTAGACATTATCAGTACATACTCCCGGCATGTTTTCCCAACGAAGATGCTCCATTACTGTTTTTTTGTCTTTATCAGTACCATATACAAGATTGCGAGGACACTCAAATAAATCGATAGCGATTTCTTTTAGTGACTCAGCAAAGCTATAATTCTTAATAAAAGGCCACATTGAATCAGCAGCCCATCTTGCAAAACGGAAATCATTAGTTTGATCAACCGTTAACTTTACTGTTGCAAGCTGTTCCTTACCATCAATTATAGTTGGTAGACCTTCTACAATCAACTCCCCCTCTTCGTCAATTGCGAAGTTTGTAATAATACCATTCCACTGTAATTGTAAACCATGCAGAAAATTAGAGAGGGTATTTTTACCCGCTTGTTTTTTTCCTGCAATACCTAAAATTTTCTGTTCCATTATTTTTCCTCTTTTAATAACATTGCTTCTTTGAACGTCTTGGGGAGTTTATCTAATATATGCTCCTGAAACTCCTCTTTTGTTAGATCGGCTACATCTGCCTTCTCTTCTTGTGTTTTATAAAATCTCTGAATGTCTCTCATCAGTGACTTCGGAATAACTGGTCGATGGATATTGTATCTCCTGCCACATTTCTTGGCGATTTTTTCTGCTGCCTTTTCTCCAGCATCATCAAAATCTGTGAGTATGACCATATTTTGAATCATGGTTTTCTCCAAGACCAATAGTTGACTTTCAGAGAGGTCACACCCCATCAGCCCAATGCAATTTTCAGCACCGGATTCGTAACAACGCCAAACATCGCCTTGTCCTTCAACTACGAACACAGTCATTATAGTCTCAATTAGCGACTTTGATTGATTAAATCCATAAAAAAGTGAAGAAAAGACACCTTTTGAGGTAGAATTCTTCCATTTCGGGTATTCATTATTCTCATAAATCTTTCTTCCAGTGCAGCCAGCATATCTTCCGTCTTCGGTGTAAACTGGAACCACTGCCCTAAAAGCCATTGGCTTATCCTTGTCCATACAGTCGCCAACATCAAATTTATATAGAGTTTCAGGTTCATAGTATGTCCGTCTCTTTAATATATTTGGATTGGTGAGTTTTCCAGTGTAATACTGAGATGGAATATCCAGCTTATTGATAATCGTTTCTCTTGAAATATTTGGTAATTCCAGTTCCTTATTTTTCTTTTCAAAAACATCAAAAAGGTTAGATTTGTTATTATTGTACTTTTTCGAAGACACGGAAAAATCTATATCTCCAACCAAACTTTTTGCACAGTTGATCACCTGTGGAAAAGCGATTTCTTCATCATTCAGGCAACTTAATATCCCTTGAATAAATCCGAAAATATTATTGCCGTAGTCGTCATGACATCCACGAGTCCAACATACCCAATTCCCCTTAGCGGAATCTCCATCGGTAAAAATACACGCTCCAGTTGGATTATCTCCATTATGGACCGGACAGGGAAACACTAGTCTGTTGTGTTCCTCAGTGTATTCTATATGGAATTTATCTAGAATCTTCTTAGGATCTTCATTAAGAGATTCAGCTATCTTGAATATCTGTTCCTGAGCTATCATTCTCAAATCCCTCGGAGTTCTTTAAGTAAAAATCTCTTGTTTCCAACTCTTTTACAGTAGCAATATTAAACTTGTAATTGAAGTTTATGTAATCGCTTCCTTCTAGTCCAGCACCGTGTCTAGCGACAATGGGAACCAATTTCCTATTTCCTCTATCGGGACCATCATTCGCTACTTCTTCCTCACTCTTTTCCTTTAATATACTGAAACTGGTACAAGTTTTGAGAATACCATCGCTTCCAGCAACAACATCTGTAGATTCTCTTGTAATACCATCTCTATTCAATTGAATAAAAGATACGATTGGAACATCATATTTAACAGCAAAGTTGTGAAGGTCCATCATACTAAAGGCTAGTAACTGGTATTCCTTCATGCTATCATTGATTTCGCCATGATCGGTTACTTTGAAATAGTCATATATGATTACACAATCATTAACTCGACCTGTTTCATCGAATCCAACATCACGATAAATAAAGTTTCTAATGATACCTAGAATTGTGGCAAACTTTGTTCCAGAAACGTTAACGTATTTGTAGTTCATTTCTTTGAATTTTTTAGCTGCCTCTCTGACTCTTCTTGTTTCTTCTGGGTCTTTAATATACTTTCCGGTTGATATCTTCTCAATATCTACACCGCTAAGACAAGAAATCATTCTGTCATTATGATCATCTTTCCCCATCTCAGTATCGACGATAAGAGTAGGAATGTCGCGAGAAGCTATATTCATGCATAGAGCATCAGCAGTAAAACTTTTACCGACCTTCATTCTCGCTCCGATAAGATCAACACATTTCCTTCTGAGTCCACCACCAATTGCCTTATCAAACCACTTCCATCCGGTGGAGATACCAATCATATCTACCGGATTAGCTTCTTTTTCGGCAAGGTATTCATCGATACTATCTGCGGGACGGATAGCCTTATTATCAGATTCTTTATATATTTGCGAAGTAAAATCAAGAACTGGAGTCTCAATCAAATTAATGATATCGAGAATTGGCTCGCTACCGCTAACGTCAGATAAAGCCTGCTTAATTCTATCTGCTAAAACAGCACCCTTATTCGCAAAGAGTAGCTTTGTTAGTTTAGATGCTTGAACTTCTGCATTTGCACGAGTGATTGGCATAGAAAAAAGAGATCGGATAAAACCAATCTCTTCATCATTTGCAATCTCTTCATAAAAGCCAAGTTCTGTTGCAGTAGATAATATAGACGTTAAATCAATCTCTTCTGAATTTTGAAAAATCTTATCAAAACATTTGAATAGCCTTTGGTTATTAACGTCATAAAAGGCTTGTGGTTCTATATAATCTATCTCATAGAAGAAATCTACCCCGTACTGGCATAGTCCAGCCAATACTGCATTTTCTGCTGCTGTGTTTTTCAACTCTGTCATTTTCACCCCAAACAATCATTACACTTCGTTCCGTAATCTTCACCAATATAAAGTTCCTGAGGAATCTCAAAAGGACTTCCACAATCGGTACATTTTACTCTAATATTTTTTGCCTTCGGTTTTTTAATCGGCTTGCTTTCAGCTTTATGCTTTTGATGATCCTCGTCCCTTCCTATAGAATTATAGTCTTTAGGATTGAACATATTTGGTCTATTTTCAGAAATTACCGATCTTGATTCCCTTGTTCTGATGGGGTCGTTGAAATCATTTGCGTAATAATCGGTATCGACTTCATCAGTTTCGACTCTCATTTCATGATAGACTTTTTTATCAACAAGAAGATCTTCCAGAATTGATAATAGGTCATCATCCGGTTCTCCACCATCTTCAGGAATTAGCTTAAAAATCTTATTGCAGATTTTGCTAGCCTGTTCTCTTGACTCTTCCGGCACTAGCGAGATTCCGATATCAATGAATTCATTATCGCCTAGTTTACACCCTTTTTTTATCAAATTAAGTATCTTCTCTTTCATGATTTATTTCTTCCTATTTGTTCTAATGTATTTGCCATTTTCTCTATCGGATAAATTGTTTTCTCAATACTTTTTACCCTACTCAAAGAATTTGTCTTGAGCTTGAAAATTTCCTTAGCAAGTGGATTTTCTTTAACCGCAGAATAAAACTTCTGCTCCCATTTAGTATATCCATCGCCATAGTCATTAATTTTATCACTAACTATGTAGTAGATGCTCTCGTTTGCCCAATCCAAAATAGACTGCTCTTTCCCTAGTATACCATAGAGATATTGAACGTACCTATGGAGAAAATATGCGGCATAATTAACTTCGTTAGAGTTCATGCTACGAATTTTATCGTAAGGCATATTCATGTATCTCTTAACTTCGTCTTTATTTTTATCGTTGAAGTCACAGTTGTATACATTGTTTAGGTCTTTCCACTCTTGTATCTTTAAGAGGAATTCCTTGACCGTTTCGTTGTCAGTATAGTCTTCATATTTAATGTTCGGATCTATTATCAAAATTTTCCTCTCCAATCTTCCTCATCTTCATTGTAGGCAAACTCAATAAAGGTTATTCCATTATTTTCGCACCATTCCTTTTTTTTCTTATCTCTAGCCTGTGCTAAAAGAAAATCCTTTTTGGAATCGAAGAAATGAGAATTAAATTTGAAATGTTGTTCCCCATGTGCTTCTACTACAATTCTCTCTACCGGCAAAAAGAAGTCTGCCGTTAAGCATTTTATTCTACCAGTTTTTGATCCGGGTAAAGTAACCTCTTGGAGAATATTTGAGTATGGAAAAATTTCCCTTAAAAAGTCGTAAGCTTTTTCATGTAACTTGGACCTCTTTGAAACTGAGGATTGCTTGCTTGATGGAGTAAAAGAATATTCACGACCGTCAAATCCTACAACCTTCATACTAATTCCTTAATTTGAGATTTTATGTTCTCTATGTAGTCTGGGTTTTCATCAATCCAGTCGAGAAAATTGGAGAGACCTTGAATCTTCTCCCCTTCTTCGCCAAATGGTTTGTACCAACTCCCAGAAATATCTATTATACCAAAATCTGCGGCAATGTCAATAGCTTCTTTGGTTTCATCCATTCCAATTCCATATCTCAGCCAATTATCGGTCTTTTTAATGGTAGATGCCATCGATGACTTATCTATTGACCAGTGAATTTGTTGTCCGATATGGTCTGGATCTGAATCGCTCTTTTTCCATCTGGTAATATAATCTGCCTTGAGAATAGTATCGGCAGCGTACCTGATCTTTTTACCGCAATCTGGTATCTTCCTACCTCTACCATTTGGACTGGTATCGGTAATCAAGTGGGTAATAATAATCAATGTGATATTGTTATCTGGAATTATTTGACAAAACTTCTTGCACCATAAAGCCAGTAATCGCGGAAGAGAATTTCGAGTTGCCTTAATATCCTCATCCAACTCCCCTTGAGGAATAAGCGTTGAACTGGAATCCAAGATTACCATAGCCCCCTTATTGGCAGGATCACCCATAATTGATATACTGGAATCCAAAAAAACTTCTGCTGGAATAATTTTGCCTTCAGGATCTTTTTGAATAACCTTTAGCTTGTCTGGGATAAGACCCTTGATTCCCGAAAAATGCTTCTCATCAAGTCTAGCTTCCGAATTAAAGTAAAATACTGGTCTACCAGTAGTTCCATCGGACTGAATAAAAGTTTCATCATTCTGATGCTTCGCTGCCATGTGTAAAGCGAGGGTCGTCTTTCCGCATCCCTCATCTCCACTAATAATAGTAACGGTTCCTTCTTTTATTCCACCTCCAAGTGCCATATCTAACGATGGAGTGATACTAAGTAACTTATGATTTCTTCTCGTCTCTAATACGTCTAGTCCAGAATAAATTATCTTACCATATTCCTTTTTATACTTATCATCCAACACCTTCAAGTAAGCAGGTAGTGGTATACTCTTTGACTTCTTTTTCGCCATTTATTTTAGCCTCGAAAAAACTGATTTATTTTTCCTCTTTACGTTGCTAGCGTCTGTCTCTGCCTCTTTTGGTTTTTCAACCTTTTCTAAACTCTTTTTTTCTTGCTCAATCTCTTTATCGACAAACCACTTATGCTTTTTCAATTTATCAGGAAGAGTCTTAATCCCTAAAGACGGAATCCATTTGTTCTTCTTAATATAGGATATTACAGTTCTCTCGCCAAACTTTTTTATTAAACGATTAGCACAAACGACTTGCCAACTATAGGTTTTTTTCCACTTTTTTGTGTTCCAAAACTTATGAGCAAGTGACCCCTCGTTATTCTTTTCTGCCATCCTAAAGCACATAGTTTCAGCCAGCCATTGTGCTGCGGTACAGTATTCTCCAGACGAGGGGGATTTATATTTAGATTTTTCAGATCGCTCTTTAGCCATTAAGGAGTTCTTTCACTTTCTCTTTCTTTTTGCTTCCAACTTTGAAAAGCATTTCACTAACGTTTTCCTCAGTAGGAATCCTTTTCTGCTCGAAATCTTCAAATTGATTATGGGGCCAAGAATATTTGACAACATCTATCTCATTTCCTTCTTCGTTCAAAACCCCTACTAATAGGTTTTGGAAAGCTTGAGAATGTCCAGTTTCCATATCTTGACTTCTTGAAAATCCTCTCTTTACAAATATTCCGTCTGCCCCATCTGGATCTTCAAATAAAACATCCTCAGGAGCACCCATGCAAATCACTTGAACCTTTGTAACTGATAGATTTTTTTCGTTACAATATTCTCTCAAGCGATTCCAAGGCTTTTTATCCTCAGGTTCTTCTCCATTGACACTATACCTATCAGGATCTCCCCAAACAATTGTTCCATCAGTAAGAGTTATCTTCCAAGTCATCTTTGTACTTCTGATTAACTCTCTGATATACTCGTCCTTTTCGACACATACGTTCATTGATCTTTCCTTATTTTTTGTACGTTAGCAGCATATTTTCCCATTTTAGGTTTAGAAGATCTTTTCTTATTAATCTCATCGGTGTACTGCGATGCCATAGGAGTTCCAACA